AATTTTTACCATTTGTCCGATCTATGTGGCCGGAGTTTATTGCGGGTCGGCATCACTATTTGATTGCGGAAAAGATGGAGCAGATTGCTTCGGGGAAGTTGAAGCGGTTGATTATCAACATGCCGCCGCGTCATACGAAGAGTGAGTTTGCTTCTTACTTGTTTCCGGCGTGGATGATAGGCCGTAACCCGTCGATGAAGATCATTCAGGCGACGCACACCACCGAACTGGCAGTAAATTTTGGTCGAAAGGTCAAGAATCTGCTGGAAACGGACGAATACAAAGAAATTTTTGACGATACCAAGCTGTCTGCGGACAGTAAGGCGTCTGGCCGGTGGGACACAAAGTCGGGTGGTATGTACTACGCGGTGGGTGTGGGGTCAAACTTGGCGGGGCGTGGTGGTGATTTGATCATTATTGACGATCCTCACTCGGAGCAGACAGCGATGTCAGCGAGTGGTTTCGAGAATGCGTGGGAATGGTACACGGCGGGTCCCCGACAACGTCTCCAGCCGGGTGGTGCTATTGTTTTGGTGCAGACTCGGTGGTCTGAGAAGGACATGACGGGCAATTTGGTGCGTCAAATGACTAAGGACCCCTTTGCAGATCAGTGGGAAGTCCTTGAATTACCTGCAATTTTCGAGTCTGGGGAGCCATGTTGGCCCGAATTTTGGAAGAAGGAAGAGTTGGAGTCCGTAAAAGCGTCGATTCCGGCGTATCAGTGGAACGCGCAGTACCAGCAAAACCCGACATCCGAGACTTTGGCTATTTTGAAGCGCGAATGGTGGAATGTTTGGGAAAAAGACACGATTCCGAACCTTCAGTACGTGATTCAAAGCTACGATACGGCGTTTAGTAAGCGAGAAACGTCGGATTACAGTGCAATAACCACTTGGGGAGTGTTTTATCCCGAAGAAATTGGTGGTCCAGCGCATTTAATACTGCTTGATGCCAAGAAAGGGCGGTGGGACTTTCCTGAACTAAAGGAAATTGCGCTAGAGCACTATAAATTTTGGGAACCAGAGACGGTGATTATCGAAGCAAAGGCGTCAGGGACCCCTCTGACTCAGGAATTGCGTCAATTGGGCATTCCGGTGGTGAATTTTACGCCAAGCCGTGGTAATGACAAGCTTTCTAGGGTACACAGTATCTCTCCGCTATTTGAAGCTGGTATGATTTGGGCACCAGATGAGTCTTGGGCGCAAGAAGTGGTGGAAGAATGCGCTTCTTTTCCTAACGGGACTCACGATGACTTAGTGGACAGCACCACACAGGCGCTGATGCGCTATCGGCAGGGTAACTTTGTTCAGTTGCCTACTGACGATTGGGAAGAGGGTGACGAATCGGTAAGTATCACGGCTGGGGCATATTATGGCTGAACGCGAGTTTGAATTTGGGAAGGTCCTAGAAATTCCGGAGGATCAGGGCGAATACTTCTTTTCCGAGGAAATTCGTGATCTGCTCGCAAGCGGTGATGCAATACAAGGCGTGCCTGTTTCTATGGTAGGTGCCGACCGTATTGGACTACCCTCCGCTTTAGCTCTTGGCACTGCCAACCTTTTTGATACGAGTCGACGAGAAGTGGTGATGCCTGCGGCCCGAGAGCTAGGCGAGGCAATTGAATCATACAACCCGCAGACATTTGGCTTGGAAGAGCGGATAGAAGAACGTCTTCGTCCGGGCGTCTTTATGCGTCCAGAAGAGGCAACTTCGGGTCCAGAAGCTAGAGCAAACATGCCCTTGGCCCGTGGAGTTTCCCAAGCCGTTGATTTTGCAGGCGATTTTATCAGATCCCCGGAGACACGAGCACAAGCAATCGAAACCTTGCGCACGCTTCCCGAAACATTAGCACAACAAACTATGCTTTCTGGTATTGCTAGCTTACGCGGAGAGCGCGTCATTGACCCTGAAACCGGGATGGAAGGCATGCCTTATGACGCCTTCTTATCGGCCACGACGCCCTTGGCTGTCGGACGTGCAGTGACCAACGTGCCCAGAGCCAGCTTTGGTATTTTTGGCAGTGGTGGCGGCAAGTCTGGTCAGCAGGCGGAAGATACGGTTGCCATGTTGGAAGAATCCGGTTTTGACTCTACAGAAGGGTGGGAACGACAAGACGGCGCTAACACGTATAAGGCGTACCGTTCTAGCTTGGATGGCAAGGTTCGCTATGAAATACCGACAACTAACGTTGCGTTTCGAGGAGCGGCTCGGGAAACGGAGGACCCCGATGTCGAGTTGGGCAAGTTATTAGACCCAGAGACGAGAGATGAACAGCGTCTTTTGGCGATGCAAGGTCTTCGTATACGCAAAAACAAATTTAACGACCAAGATTACCTAACCGTACCGGGGTTTTTTGAGCTAGACGAAACACAATTAAATAAATACGGATTTACAAAATACGATTCTCAGGCGGGCAAGCGTGGGTTAGTGAAATTCCCCGCCCCTGTGTTAGAGCAAATCATTGATTTCCCTGAACTTTTTGACGAATACCCGCAGTTACGCTCGATACAAATCAAGCCAACTCCTGCTTTGTCACTTTTTTTAAAAGGTGCTTACAACCCTGAAACGAAAGAAATTTTTCTCGCGTCCGTGCCGAATACGGCAGAAGGTCGGAAAGAGATGATGAGCACTTTACTGCACGAGGTGCAGCATGCGGTGCAAGACATCGAAGGCTTGTACGGCGGTGCCAACACCGGGATGTTTGACCCTGCCGGATTTGGCGAAAGAAAAAGAAAAAACCAAGATGCACGTAAAGCATTAGACACGGAGATTGGAGATAGTTTGGATAATCTGGTGGTAACACTGGGTGACTCCCCATCCAAAGAACCAAAAACGGGGCTTTTTAGTAAAATGTTTGGATTGGACTCGCCCCTATTGCCACCGCGCACTCAGAAGGGATTAGCTGGCGCAGACCAAGAAACTGACGATGGTGCTGCCAAAGTGCGGGCTGTCAAACGTGGAACAGTCAGTTATCTCCGGGCGCGTGCAGAAGAGGAGGAGCAAATCGCTGCGGGTGAAATCCCACTTAAAGAGAAGACGCGGCGTATGCTCGAAGAGGACATTATCCGTAAACAAGAGCGATTGCGAGATCAGGGGGCATCGCGCAAAAAAATTAGAGACGTTGAAACAGAATATAGAGGACAGGCTTTTCGATATGCGGGTTCTGACCAAGAAATGATTTATTTGGCTGAAAAACTGAAAATAGCCGGAGTCAAAAACCCAGAAAAAGTCGCGGAAAGAATTGCTGACGCTTTTGACGATCAGATTCAAAAGCTACGGCCCGTGCTCAAAGAAAAAAAACAGGTAGACGAAATAAACAGTCGATCCTACGAAATGTATGCCGGTAATCCGGGTGAAGTCGAAGCACGTAACGTGCAAAGAAGGTTTGAAGGCATTGAAGAGGGCCAATATATACGCCACCCGCAGGGTGATTTGAGACGATTTCCTGAAAAAGTCACGCCCTTAGAAATGCAAACCGTCGATCCTGAAATCACCCAAGGAATGGTATTGCCTGAAGGCGGGCTTGTTTATTCTTTAGCCGAAGGCCGTAAAGGGCAGCCGTCTTTTTCAATGGACCCTCCCGGTAACGATGACCTCGAAACAAAAAAAGCAAAACTACAGCAACAGCGCAGCACATATGACAACCGTAATGCGCAGCTTTTTGAAAGCACCAACAAGCCTTTGGCACAATCCACCGTGGATCGACTCAAAGCAGAAAGGCAACGAGCAGGGCGTGAAGTAGTCCGTTTACAGCACGAAATCGACTTGGAGGAAAATGAACCTAACCTCCCAGACAGCATTATCACTAGGGATTCGTCGGGTCAATTGTTGCCTCGTAATGATTTTTACCAAGCAAACGAATACGCGTTTCACGGCACTCGCGGGGCCGCTGATCGAATCATAGAGGACGGTGGTGTGCATATGAACACCGATGAACCGGCTTTTTTTATGGTGGAGAGTCCTGCGGAGGCAATGACTTACGGGGCAGGTGGTCTGGGGGACTTAGGCAACGTAATACCGATGCGTATTGATACCAGAGGCTTCGCAGAAATCGACTACGGTGGAAAAAGCTACGGAGAACTGGACGAAGGCGGCGTGGTTTCTGTTGCTTTCCCGAAAGAGACGACTTTTTTTGGTTTTAAGGGCACCGATTTTGAGGTAGAGGTTGATTTCGATGATCTGGTTACTGTTCGCGTGGATGGCGGCAAACCGACCAAAGTTTCAGAAGATCTTTTAGAGCAATATCATCCCATGGGATCTGCTCTGATGAACGAAGAAGCATTTCTTAACGCCGTAAAGGATGCCGGTGCCCCCGGCGCGAGGTTGATTTCCATACGTGATTTAAATCCGACCGGGGCTATGATGTTGCGTGGGACGACCAAGCTAAAGATCCCAGAAGAAAACGAAATTCTTACTGTTTTCGACAAATCGAGGCAGCGTTTGGCAAAAGGTAATCCAGCAAAAGCAGACGACGCCGGACAAATCGGAATTGCTCGCAATCCGTTTGAGGGCTTTTCAAACGGTGGTATGGTGAACAATATGAGACGAAGAAACATAAGCGGTCTGACAAACCTATTCAGCAAGTACAACACCTCGGGACCCCTAGCCGGGGCCGGTGTTCCACGTGGAACAATGCCGGTTGGGATGAATCAGGGCGGTAGTCCGGATTTTACGGACGTTCCGATTTCTGTACAACGCCAAGTTTTGTCGGATTTGTCGCGGGTGCCAACTATGTCGCCGAACACACAAGGTTTTTCTCCGGTTGCATCTGAAGTGCCCGTAGCGGAACAAATGCCCCCGGCGCAAACGACGACTCCTTTGCCTACGCTTACTGGTGGACCGACGCCAATAACCACTGATCCGCTGTTCAGCACCGCACCTGCGTTGCCTCCTGAAGCTGCTTTACCACCCTCGGTATACACCCCACCCGCGCAAACGGCGGTGACGGTGCCCACGCAACCTATGTTTACCACCCCGCTTTCTGCGGGACCAACACCCGGCAATTTTGATGATCTTTACGGGTATGATGAAGAGGTGGACGATTCTAACTTTGTGTTTACGCAGGGTAGAGATCGTGTTGGAATGCCCGTGGTCAGTTTTGGCCCACCACAAAATGTTGATCCCAACCGATTCATAAGCGTAGAGGACTTCGAGCGTGGTTTAACAAGTTCTCAACCCCCCGACCCCTACGCCGTCCCGGCTGCACCAGCGCCGGGTATGTTGTCTGATGCGGTCGTTGATTTTAACATTTCGGATGCCATCACACCGCAGACGGAAGGCTATGCAACGACTCGTGCAGTGCCTATTCAGGCCACGGGTGACCCCTTTGCTGACGCGGTTGAGGGTGAATATCAGATGGCGCTTTACCGGCCTACACCAACGACTGCCATGCCCTTTTTGAGTTTGGATTTTGCTCGTCCCCCGACCGCGCCCGACCGAGCCCCGCCACCACCGCAGTCTGATCAATACTCCACGGGCAGCTACGGACGCTTAGAATTTGCCGAAGCCGTAGCAGATTACGAACGCAGGTTTGGGCCAGTGGAAGATTACACGCCGCCCGAACCCGTAATGGACGATGGTGAAAACCCGGAAACGACAACTCCCGGCACTACTACTCCCGGCACTACAATCCCCGGCGGCAATAATACGAGATTTTATCCAGAACGTCCGCCTACTCAACCTACTAGTGGAGGCATTGGTCCTCGGCAGCGTTACCGCCAGCAAATGGAAGCATGGGAGGCCAAATACGGCCCTGTTGAGGACTACTACGCTGCGCAAGAAGCTGCGCAAGGCACGGATATAAATGCATACCTCAGTCAACTGGGTGAAGATGCGATAGCGCAGAAATATGGTATGACCGTTGAACAACTCAGACAGGTTAACGCGCGTCGGAGAGAGCAAGGCTTACCCCCTCTGGGGGGTGTAGATCTCCCAGATATTGGTGACATTTACCGGTAGGAAAAATTATGGCAAATGGCGATAGACCACCTGTCTCGTTGATGGACAGAGAAGGCATGAACCTCGACGAGGAGAACGTGCTTGCTGTCGAGGTAGAGGCGCTACCTAATGGCCTCGAAACCGATGCAGCGATGAGCATCGAAGGCGTTGAGATTACCCAAGACGAAGACGGGGGCGTGACCTTTGACTTCGATCCGCTGCGCAACAAAGACCGTGAAGACGATTTTTTCGACAACCTCGCAGAGTTTATGTCGGACTCCGAACTGGCGGAAATATCCAACGATCTTATGGAGCAATATGACGCCAACAAAGCGTCTAGGCACGATTGGGAGGAGGCTTATTCGAGCGGCCTAGAGCTACTAGGGTTCAACTACGAAGAGCGTACAGAGCCTTTTAGGGGCGCTACAGGGGTCACACACCCTTTGCTTGCCGAAGCTGCCGTACAGTTTCAAGCGCAGGCGTTCAATGAGCTATTGCCTGCTGACGGGCCTATACGAACCACGGTGCTTGGATCAACCACGCACGCTAAGTCTGAGCAGGCTATGCGTGTAAAAAACTTTATGAATTACTACATCACCAACGTGATGGAAGAGTACACCCCTGAATTCGACCAAATGCTGTTCAACCTGCCTTTGGCGGGCAGTACTTTTAAGAAAGTCTACTTTGACGACACGTTAGGTCGCCCTGTGAGCAAGTTTGTGCCCGCAGAGCACTTGGTTGTGCCCTACGAAACATCGGATTTGGCAACGTGCCCATGTATTACACACGTGGTGCGCACGTCGTTAAACGATTTGCGTAAGCAACAGATCGCAGGATTCTACCGCGACATCCCTGTCCTGCCGTCACAAGCAGGTAGCAGCAGTATTTCGGATGAAATCGACCATATTGACGGTGTAAGTGCCTCAAATATCGATTACGACTGCACTTTGCTGGAGTTTCACGCGGATCTAGACCTGCCGGGCTACGAAAACAAAGACGAAAATGGTGAAGAAACCGGCATAAAAGTGCCCTATATCGTCACCATTAGCGAAGAAAACAGCAAAATATTGGCTGTTCGACGTAATTATGAGGAAGAAGATCCGTTAACTACGAAGATTCAGTACTTCGTTCATTACAAGTTTTTGCCCGGATTTGGCTTCTATGGGCTTGGTTTGATCCACACAATCGGTGGTTTATCGCGAACAGCGACTGCCGCACTGCGTCAATTGATTGATGCGGGTACGCTTTCCAACCTTCCTGCGGGCTTCAAGGCACGCGGCCTGCGGATCAGGGACGATGATTCGCCGCTACAACCGGGTGAATTTAGGGACGTTGACGCGCCCGGAGGGACGATTAGAGACAGTTTGATGCCACTGCCGTTCAAGGGTCCAGATGGCACGCTTTTCCAGCTACTGGGCTTTGTAGTGGACGCTGCGCAGCGTTTCGCCACTATCACGGATATGAAGGTAGGTGATGCTAATCCAAACGCGGCTGTCGGCACGACTATCGCAATGATTGAGCAGGGCACTCGTGTAATGAGCGCCGTTCACAAGCGTTTGCACTACGCGATGAAGATTGAATTCAAGATCCTTGCGCGAGTGATGAAAGAAAGTCTACCCCCGGTTTATCCGTATGAGGTTCCGGGGGCAGAGTCCACGGTCAAAGCCACCGATTTCGACGACCGCGTAGACGTACTTCCTGTATCTGATCCGAATATTTTTTCTCAAAGTCAGCGGATCGCTTTGGCTCAGACGGAGCTACAGATGGCGATGCAGGCTCCTGAGATACATAACATTCCCGAAGTGTACCGCCGAGTGTATGACGCCTTGGGGGTAAAAAACTCTGACTTAATTTTACGTGCGGATACTCCGGATGAAATTGCACCGAAAGATCCTGCTCAAGAAAACATCGACACGCTTGAAAACACGGGTCTACAGGCGTTCAAAGGCCAAGATCACGCGGCACACATGCAATCGCACTTGTTGTTTGTGACGGGTGGTATGGCCTCACAGATACCCAATGTGCAGTTAGCCATACAAAAACACCTGCTCAACCATGTTCAATTACAAGCGGAGGAGCAAGCAGAACAAGCGTTTATGCAGCAGAATCCGAACGTGACGTTGACCGATCCCGCAACGAATCAGCCGTACCAGATGATGGTGGCTCAGTTTGTGGCGCAAGGCACGCAGCAGCTTGTAGAACTAGGCAAACAAATACAGCAAGCTGGCCAGCCGCAAGGACCTGATCCTTTGATCCAATTAAAACAACAGGAATTGCAGCTTAAATCGCAGCAAGAACAGAACGACATGGCGATGGAACAGCAAGAACTGGAGCTAGAACGCCAAAAGCTAGCGCAGCGTGAGGCTCAGTTCCAACAACGCTTACAAAGCCAAGAAACGCAGACGGCTGCCCGTATTGATGCAGGTATGCAGCGTGAACTATTGAAACAACAACGAGGTGATGTATGAGCAGAGTAAAAATTATGGGCGGCCCAATCAAAGAGCCGCCTAAGCCTGTAGGCAAAGCCGAAATCCAAGGACAAGGCAGTATTCCCTACGCACAAACCATCGAAGAGCCGACTCCGGACACGATGTTTGCGAAGGTCACCACTGGCAAAAAACGCGGCATGGGTGCGGCAGAAAGAGGATCACGCTTTACAAGTGCATAGGGTGTTTGATTTCTTGCAATAAAGAAGCGAGAATATCTGATATCGTCAGACATTGAGGATACTTGATTGGACGGTATCGATATTGTGCAGTTTGTCCGCAAGACGCTGCTAGATCGCAAGGCCCAAATTACGGCGGTTT